ATGATTGTATTTACATTATAGTTATTATATAATTCATGTATATAAATGGCATTTGAGGCCATACCCATACCACCACCTTGTGTTGATAATAAAATTCTTTTATCATTCCAATTTAAATAACCAGTAAAGCCTAAACAGTTTCTAACACCATTTACTTGTTTTACTTCTTCTAAGTATGTGTCAGCAATCCACTTTGCTCTTAAAGGGTCACCAGGCAATAACACAATATCTGCATAATCGCCTTCTTTAGCTTCTAAATGTACTGTCATATAATTCTTTCCAATTATGTACTCTTCTTCCTTTATAATCTCTATTATAAGGCCAGTCCATAATATATGTGGTTAATCCCACTTCGTCACCATCTTTTGCATAATCAACTCTATCCTCAATCCAAATAAATTTTTCACCTTTATATAATTCTTCTAGTGTTTGTTTTTTAGGTTTTGTGAAATCACCTGAACAATGAATATTATCAAATACATCACCAAATAAATGTTTTAAGTTTATTTCTCTTAGTCTATGAGCATATTTATCTTTACCAATCATAGTAATAACATCAAATCGCCAGCCTTCTCTTGCTAGTCTTGTTACATACTCAACACTATCTTTAAAAGCGGGTATAAAACCTAATGCGCCTGTTTGATTAAACATATGCACCTGTTCTAATGCCTCTTTTTCAGGTATTCCATATCTTTTTGATTGGTCAAAGTAATGGTCTGTATTAGGTAATCTAAAATAACCTTGTTCTCTCATCCAGACATCAAAAGCAAATGCCCAATCTAAAAGAACACCATCACAATCAGTTACTATTTTTTTCATAATTAATCAATAATCTCCTAATTTCAGGCCAAGTGCCTAAATCAATATAATCTGCAACTTCAATAACTTTACTACCAAATATAGGTGTTTGTGCAATTTCATTTATAGAATGTTTTTGTTTCAATGTAGATTTTTCCATAAAATTTATACACTCAAAAAAGTTTCTTTTTCTAAATGCAAAGGCACACCAAAAGGCATTATACATTTCAACTTTGTCTGTAGGTTTATCTTCATATTCTACTACACAATTTTCATCATTGACATATAAAGCACCTTTTGTTTTTAAAATATCTTGGTTATCTTCTTTCTTAATTAAAAAACTAAAACCTGTTTCAGTTAATGCTTCTGTTACTAATGTAAATAAATCTTTACCTGGTTGTAAACTCATTAATGTATCTGGTAACAATACAATATTATGTTCACCAAACAAATGACTTGCACTTTTGATAGCACCTGTATATTCTTTCTCATTTGGATTTTGAAATACGAATGAAAGATTAAATCTATCTTTATATTTTGATAAGTATTTGATTAAGTCTGTTTTGTCTTCATTAATAACTACAACAAATTCTACTTGATTTCTACCGTAGTCTTTGAAGAAATTAAAACAATTGTCAATTAATGCATTGTCATTATCTAATCTTAATATTTCTTTAGGATATGGTAGATTTAATCTCGTACCTTTTCCTGCTGATGGTAATATAACTGTTAATTTCATATAAACTTCCTTAATGCCTCAATCTTTTTTTCATGTGACCATGTATTAGATGTTCTAGCTGTTATCCAATATGTATAATCAGGTAAAACCACCTCTGGTAGTAAATCTTTTTCTTTTAATTGATGTTCACTTTTATGTTGATATTGTGTTAAGTTTTCTATCTGCCACACATTCATAGGGTGGTCTGATGTTGGTGGATTTTCAATCATTGTCTTTGCTTTTTCTACTACCTGTTCAGCAGCCTTTGGTGTAAATATGGCTGCGGATACACCACCTAGATAACCTCTTTTAGGTCTTTGTATTCGCCATTGGTCGACTTCTATGTTAGGAAATGTTTGTGTTTTTACTGCAAGACAATTAATTTGTGTTGCTAAAATATTAGTGTTCTTATAAAAAGGTAAATTTAACCAACGCAACAAATAAAAGTGTTCTCTTGTAGGATTTTCTGGAAATAAATCAGTAACATCTACACTATTAACATTATAATCATTACACTTATCATACATTTCTTTATTAGGTTTGTATAACGCAATTAATTTATAATGTTCAGGATAAAATTTATTTAATTGACCTGCCCACAAATCAAAATAGTGGTTAAAGTATATAGGGTCAGCTGCACAATAAATTATCATAACCTACCTTTTTAATATAATAACTATCAACAATATCAGATAATGGATTGCCTACCTTTTCTGTGTCAAAAGATTTCTTCAAATTATAATCTGGCAATTCTTTACAAAATGCTTCGTACATCATATCTTTATCTGCGTTACCTTTTCCAGTAGCACCTTTCTTAACAACACTAGGTACAACTGTATGGTAACCATAGTCTTCTTCAAGTAAACGATATTTAAGAATACCACAATTTTCAGCAATTTGAAATACACCTTGGCCTTTTGAACCAAAGGAGTATCCTTCAATGAAAATAATAGGTTGATTTTGTTTGTAATCTGATAGTAGGTCCATAACAAAATCTGAGATGTAAGTAAATCTTTCAATAGGGTCGTTCCATTCTTTATGTTCATAACCAGTTATATTCTCACTTTGTCTACCAATCCATTTCTTTTTACTTGTTAGGTAATGAAATGAAAAAGTACCACTTTTTATGTCGTCAATATGGACAGCTGGACTGGTTAAACTATAATCAATTCCAATCTTCGTCTTCCAAATCGTCTTCGTGTCGTTCTTCAATTTCTTCTTCATCTGATACCTCATGTCCACAAAATGGGCAAGTAAGTGGTTCTAAATCTTGCTCATTAATATCCCATATTATGGTATATTTAGTTTCGCAGGAGGTACATGCTTTTTTTGATTTTTCCATTTGCATTATAGTTTAAATTTTTTGAATTGGTCTTTTGTTACATCTTGCTTAATGCCACCTATAACATAGGACTCAATTTCAGTTTCTTGTGGTGCATTTTGCATACCCTTACTGTTTAACCAATGGTCGACCCATGGTAAAGGATTTGTTTTTTGCTCGTACTGTGGTGTTAGGCCGATTGACTTCATTCTTCGGTTCGCCATGTACTCTACAAATTGGTGTAATAGTTTTTCTGATAGTCCAATCATACTTCCTTGTGAAAATAGATATGTTGCCCATCTTTTTTCCTCTTCTACTGATTCTTCATACATCTTGTAAACTTCTTTTTCACAATCTTTTCTGATTTTGATAAAGTCTTTATCATCATTTCTATCATGCCAGTTATTGATAACTGTTTGTGACATTGCAAGGTGTTGACTTTCATCTCTTGCAATCATAGAAATAATCTTAGCAGAACCTTCAAGTAATTTTAATTCGCCAAATGCAAACGAACAAGCAAATGATACATAGAACCTTAGTCCTTCTAAGATGTTTACACTTACCATTGCAAGATACATTTTCTTTTTAAGTTCTTGTAAATCAACTTTACTCTTATCAAGGTGCCATCTGTAACCCATTTCAATTAGGTCGTCATAGGTTTTTGTAACACTCTCTGCTCGTTTTTCAATTCTATCATCTGCAAGAATAGTATCAAACACTTCATTAGGATTAGAATATAGATTCTTAATGATGTGTGTATAACTTCTACTATGAATTGTTTCCATGAAGTCCCATGTAACGATACAACCTTCTAATTCAGGATTAGATACAAATGGTAAAAATGCCAAACATGGACCTCTACCTTGTACACTATCTAGCATAGTTTGGTATTTTAGATTAGAAGTGAATATGAATTTTTGTTGGTCAGACAACTCAGCATAATCGTTTCTATCTTTTTGTAATGAAATCTCTTCAGGTCTCCAGAAATAACCTAACTGTTGTTGATTCAATTTATCAAAAATAGGATATTTCATATCACTATATTGTTGAACCTGTAGGTCTTCTCCAAAAAACATTGGTTGTTTCATTTGGTCTAATTTTTTATCTTTGTTAAATACACTTCTTGCCATTATTCTTTTCTTTCCTCTATATCATAAAAAAACTTATCGGTGTCGCCAGCCGTCCATTTTTGTTCACATTCTACACTATACTCTTTGGTGGACACATTGAAGTCTGGAAACTTCAACTCACTAGGAGTATAACTTTTATCATAAAATATCACTCTGTTGTTCGGTTGAGCTGCAAAGTGACCATTCTCTAATTTCAATATATTAAACGACTTATGTTGTGATGGTACTTCACTATAAGTCACATTTCTTTCTAAATTTGTTGAGTTAGCATTGTCTATTGTAAACATATACCAACCTTTATACCATTGTTTGCTTGGTGACAAATATTTACATTGATTGCCAATAAGCATTTGCTTTTCAATAATTGCAATATCATAACTAAAACAATCCCATAACTGCAATTCTGGTAATGATAATTCTCCTTTATAATCTTTTTTCCATACAAAAGCACTAATAGGCAACTTATCATATAAAGCGCCATACTCTGGTATATAAGTTTCAAAATATAACGCTCTGCCTTGTATCGACTTTGCTGTTACCCATACGCCTTCAACTAATTCTCCATGACCTTTGTTACCATCATACAGATACTCTTTCTTAACATACACATCAACATGAGGTGTGTTAACACACAAATATGCCATATATTATCTTTCTATATTGTACAGCTATCGCAATCTTCTTCAACTGCTAAAGTTGTGGGTTCGGTTACTTCTACATTATCTTTCCATCCAACTGGATGAGCAGGTTCATCTATATCACTTTTTGAATCATATGTATTCTGATAATAAGAAGTCTTCCAACCTAGTTTATATGTAGTCAATAAGTCTTGTGCCATAATAGACACAGGTACCTGGTTGTCTTCATAATTTTCTGGATTGTAAGACCAATTACCACTAATTGCTTGGTCAAAATACTTTTGCATTACTGCAACGATATTTATATATCCTTCATTCCCTTTCATATCCCATAATAGAGTATAAAAGTTTTTTAGTCTAGGATAATCAGGTACAACTTGTTTTAGTGTACCTTTCTTAGACTTCTTAATACTTAAATAATCTCTAGGTGGTTCAATGCCGTTTGTAGCATTAGAAACCACACTAGAAGATTCAGATGGCATTTGAGCTGATAAGGTGCTATGTCTTAAACCATGCTCTTTGATATCTTTACGGAGTTGTTCCCATTTCATAGACAGTTTTCTGTTTGAGATTTCGTCAACTTCCTTTTTGTAAGTATCAATAGGTAGGATGCCATCTGAATACTTTGTACGGTGGAAATACTCACAAGGTCCTTTTTCTTGTGCAACTTCATTACTAGCTTTCAATAGGTAATATTGAAATGCCTCTGTTAATTTGTCAACTTCTTTCCACGCTTCTTTATCATCATATTTTAATTTGTTTTTTGCTAGATAGTGTGCAAGACCAATATAACCAATACCAAGACTTCTTCTTGCTTTAGTTGATACTTCGGCTGCCTTAACAGGATATTGTTGATGGTCGATAATTTCTTCTAACGCTCTTACAGCAAGGTCACATAATACTTCTAATTCATCAAGAGAAGATAATTTACCAACATTGATTGCACTTAAAATACATAAAGCAATTTCTCCCTTACCATCAATGTGTTGAATAGGGTCTGTAGGTAATGTAATCTCTTGACATAAGTTTGACATGTAAACTCTATCTTTAAAACTAGAATGAGTATTACAATGGTCAATGTTCATTATGTAAATTCTACCGGTTTCTGCTCTCTCTTTGAGCATAGCAAAAAACAAGATTTGTGCTGACACTTTCTTTTTAGCAACACTTGTTTTTCTTTCTGCTGTTCGGTATAGTTCGTCAAATTCTTCACTTCCCCATGCCTCATAAAGTTCTGGTACTTCGTGTGGTGAGAAGAGTGTGATGTCTTCATCATTTATAAACCTTTCATAAAATAATTTAGACAACTGAATTGAATAATCTAATTTTCTAACTCTGTTATCCTCTGTCCCTTTATTGTTCTTTAAAACAATAATGTCTTCTATTTCTTTGTGCCAAATAGGGAAGTGAACCG